AAGCAATAAGGAGAGAGGCGACATTCAAGATTATCTAGGAGCAGCTGTCATGGATCGTATAAGCGAAAATTATATTTTTGTAGAATTAAAAGCACCGTCTTACAGACGAACGCAATCGCATTATAAACATATAGACGCTATTGCTAATTAAATAAAGAGGAGTATGAATACTATGGGTTTTTTTATTCAAGCCGTTGTTTGGACATACAAAGTAATCACCGCAATCTACTTTTTATCTGTTTTAGTAAAATTAAATAATTTGTTAGACAGAAAAGGGAAATGAAGGGAACACACAATCAAGCATTTTTAATTGCACAAGAAAAATATTTTTTAACAGGTCAAGAAATTTATTTAAATGAAATATACGATCTGGTTTGTAATTTAGCACAACGCTATATAATAAATTATGGTAAGAATAAAAAAGTTTTTATTAAGGATGTAGAAGAAAAAGCGCACGATGTAGCTTCTGCAATTATTGAAAGAAAGTTCATAAGGAAAGTTGGTAAGCCTATAGATAAACTTACCAGCTATATTTATAAGGACTGCTTACATGAAATAGTTAAAGATGCAGGTTATGAAAGGATGACTAATGGCTATACAGAAATATTATTGTAAATGGCAAGGTTGCAAAACTTTACTTGATAATCCGGGTTATTGTTTAAAACATAAACCTATGGTTGAGGAGCGGGAAGCAGCACGCACAGAGAAAAGAATAAATAATTTTAAAAACGCAAAACGAACTAATTTTTTATTTTATAAAACAAAAGAATGGCGAGAGTTGAGAGCTAAGATTTTAAAAGAACAAAAACAATGTGTGTTGTGTGGTAGTTGTAAATCATTACATGTTGATCACATAGTACCGCCCAGAGGAGATAGAGATTTATTTTTTAATATAAACAATTTACAGGTATTATGCGAAAGCTGTCATAGAATTAAAACGGCAAAAGAAATAAACGGACAAAAAAAATCTAAAGAAAAAATAAGAGAATGGTTAAAAGGATATTTACAGGGTTAAATTAATTAACCCTATACCCCCTTTAGGTTAAAAAAGGGCTTTTTACATAGAACACCCCCCTAGAAGTCCGGTCTATGTCTGTGCAAAAATCCCATTTTTTTTAGCCGGGGTAAAACTAAAACGAAAAGGGTAAGCGAATGGCAACACGAGGACGACCAAGAAAGAGCACCGAGCAGCACAAATTAGACGGCACTTATCAAGAATGCAGGCACGGGAACAATGCAGATGTTCTAATTTCAACCGTTTTATCAGTTCCAAAAAAAATAGAAGTGCCTGAAGAAATAAAAAACTTAAAAAATAAAACTATTGAAGCCCTTTTTAAAAAACATGTTGACATGCTTATAAGCTTAAAATCTATTTATGAAGTTGACATTCCGGAACTCATTCATCTTTATTTAATATTAAACGACATCTACAAACTAAGAGAAGCAATGAATGAGGTCGATATTAAAAAGAATTTTTTCTTATATGAAAAAATGCAAAAGTTATTTTTAAAACAGATTAGCTCTTTCAATGTTTTAGGAAGTAAATTTTATTTGACGCCTCAGGTTCGGGCGCAAATGAGATTAAATGATTTACAGGAATTAAACGAAACTTTAAAACTGGAAGAAAAATTAAAAGCGGCCGAGAAGAACCCTGTACAAAAACTTATAAACAAAAAGAAGAATTAAAAAAAATGAAAAGTGAAAAGGAAGTAAAAGATTTAGTTTTAAATTACTGTAAAGATATAAAACAAGAAAAAATAAAATCTTGCGTTTATATAAAACTTGCTGTAAAACGCTTTGAGTCAATGTTAAAAAAAGCACCTGATGACTATATTGCAAACTGGGGGAAACTAACGGAGGTTGTAAACTTTGCCGAAAGCCTCTTTATTCCCGATATAAATAAAAACCTTTCTCTTCTCCCTTGGCAAGTATTCGCTTATGCAGGTATTTATCTTTTTACGAAAAAAGAAAACGACAACGCTTTTTTAACTCAAATAGCTTATATAGAAGTTGCTAGAAAAAACAGTAAGACCACCTCTATTTTATTCCCTGCAATTCTTTATAATTTTTTAGCAACTGAAAACGCCGAAAGTTATTTTTTTTCGGGAGATGAAAAACAAGCAAAAAAAACCTTTGAAGAAATAACACAAATAGTAAAGCAATCCAAAGAATTAAATTCGGTTTGTAAATGCTGGTCAAGTTCTATTGTTTTTAAAAACAGCCGAATAAGTTTTTTTACATCCGGAACAAAAAAAATAGATAGTTATAAAAACAGCTTTGCTGTGTTGGACGAATATCATGAATATTTAACAGATAAGCCCTTACAAGCAAGCTTGCAGGGAATGAGGGCAAGGAAGCAAGGCGGACAAGTTCTAATAATTACAACGGCCGGATTAAATGTTACTCTTCCTTGTTATTATGAAAGCATGGAAGCTAAAAACATGCTTCAAGGTATAAACAAAAATGATCCCGCTTATTTTGCGCTTATTTACACAATAGATAAAGATGATGACTGGAAAGATGCCGCCAATTTGGAAAAGGCTAACCCCAGTATCGATTTAATAACAAACAGAAAACTTCTTGAGCAAGACCTAGAGCGGGCTATTAAAAGGCCGAGTACTCAAGCTAACTTTTTAGCTAAGACTTATAATATATGGCGGAACGCTATGGGTTCTAATTGGATCCCGCCTGAAGTATGGATCAAACAAAAAAATAAAACATCTGATTATAAAAATAAAAATGCCGTAGGAGCTATAGACCTTTCGAGTATAAGAGATTTAACCGTTTTTACTTTATACTGGGAAGATAAAGGCTGTATTTTTGCTTTTCATAAAGTATATATTCCGGAAGAAACACTAATAGAGCGGATCCAAAAAGAAAATATCGGCTATGCTCAATGGGTTGAAGCCGGTATTGTAACGGTAACACCCGGAGCAACTATTGATTATGATTTTTTAATAAAAGATATTGTAAGCATAAGCAAGGAATGTCAATTAAGTAAAATAGCTTATGATCCTTGGCACGCTCAAAGTCTTATAAAAGATTTGGAAAAAGAACTTCCGGCCGATGTTTCACTAATAGAATTTAAGCAAAATTTAGCGAGCATTTCCGAACCTTCTAAGCTTTTTGAAAAAAATATCCTTGATAAAAAAATAGTCGATAAAAACCCTGTCATGGCATGGGCTTTGAGCAATGTGGTTATTAAAGCGGATGTAAACGGTAACATAAAGCCGTTAAAACTCAATGAAGGGGCAAAAATAGATCCGGTAATAACCTCGATAATGGCTCACTATCTTTTAATAAGTGGAACGGACGAAAAAAATAAAAAATATACGGCCGCAGACCTCTTAAAAGCCTTATAAGTCCACCTATTATAGTGAGAGGTTTTTATAAAAAATGAATATATTTAACTTTTTTAAAAGCAAACAAAACACGCAAAAAAGAGGTAATCCGCTGGTAAACTATACCCTTCATTCAATACCGACCTTAGCGAGTGTGTTATCAGGTCCGGAAGATGACGGTATAGGAGCAATAGACTTAATAGCTTCTTATTTTGCAAGCCTTTCATTAAAAGTTTATTCGGCTAAAAATAATAAAACAATAGACGATCACTGGCTGGCAGCTTTAATTAAAAATCCGAACATGGACGATGCTCAATTCAACTTTTTTTATCAAATAGCTTATGACTATTTGAATGAAGGGAATGTTTATATTTACATTTACATAGATAGAACATCAGGAAGGCCAACATCTTTTTTTAGACTGCCGCCAAATGAAGTTACGGTTTACAGGAACGATAGCCGGCATAAAATATTCAGACATAAAGACAAAGAATACACGGCTAAAAATATCATCCACATTCCTAGCCGTTTTTCTTTTGACGGTACTACAGGGAAAAGTATTTTTAAAAAACACGCTGCTACATTTGACACCTTTAGCGATTTAAATTCTCAATTAAAAAAATCGGCGACTAATTTTGCAGTTGAAGGCGATCGCCCCGTCTTGGACATCTCCGAAGCCTTTGACAGTGTTACAGATGAGCAGGCGGACGCTTTCCGCGATAAGTTTATACGGGAATATTCAGGCGTTGAAAATGTATCTAAGCCGGTTGTTTTGAAAAAAGGCTTTAAACTTACAAGTTTAAAAGGTGCACCTTTAAGCCAAAGAGAGCAACAATTTTTTGAAAATCGCAAAGAACAAAAAGAAATAATAAACGACATCTTCGGTGTTCCGAAAGGGTTTAACGGAGGGGAAACCTCGCTAGACCTTGAGGCTTTGCACATTCTTTTTCTCGGGAACGCAATCCGCCCTATAGCTTTAACGGTTGCCCAGTATTTTAATAAACTTTTAGATCGTTTCGATTTTGGCAAAACTTATGTTAAGTTTAACTTTAATTCTCTTTTAAGGACAAGCCTACAATCTAGGATTGATTCCTATTCTAAGCAGTTAGGTAATGGAATTTTGACACCAAATGAAATAAGAGGAATGGAAGGGCTGCCGCCGACTCTTGACGATGCAGGGGATAATCTCTTTATTCCGGCTAATCTCTTACCTCTTAAAAAGGATATAGTAGATTCATTCCTTGCAAGTTCACGGTTAAAACTGGCAGAACTTGAAAATCAAGGGGAAAATGCAGGAAATGAAGAAAAACTTTTGAATTTGGGTGATGATAAGAAGTAAAAGTCCACCTATTATAGTGAAGGGTAAAAAAAATGAAAGATAAAAAAACTTTATATTTAAAAGATATTAAACTTAGAACCGAACAAACCGAAGAAGGAAAGAAATTTTTAATAGGATTAATTCCTTATAATTCGGAAGGCTCGAGCATGTCGGGTTTTTATAAAGAAGTGATAACAAATACGGCATTTAATCAAAGCTTAAACAGTAAAAGGCGGATCGTTGCTTTAAAAAATCATAATGACGATTATCCGCTGGGAAATACCGAGGCAGGGACTTTGTCCTTAACCTCCACAAAAGAGGGCCTAGAATGTCGCTGTGAACTTCCGAATACTTCTTTTGCAAATGACTTGATAGTCTCTGTTGAGCGTGGGGATTGTGCCGGCATGAGTTTTGGATTTATCCCCGTAAAAGAGGACGAAAAAGACGGCATAGTCTATCTTCGAGAAGTCAAGCTTTTAGAAGTTTCTTACGGGGTAGTTTTTCCCTTTTACCCTGAAGCCACCGCAAGCGTGGACATGAGAAGTGCAATTAAAAATGTACAAAACTTATTATTTAAAAGAGGTAATGGAATGGATAAAGAAGTACTAGCTTTATTAAAGCAGTTTACCAGTGATTTGCAAAAAATCATAACAGAGGCCGAAAGCGGCAACGCTGATGAAAACACGGAGCCAGCTCCTGACAACAAAACAGCGGCACAAGCTCAAGAGCCAAAAAAGGATGATGCCGGAAACACGGCATCTAGCGACGATGAAGAAAAAAAGAAAAAAGAGGACGAGGAGCGAGCTTTAAAAATAAAAAAAGAACGTACAGCCCTCTTGCAGAGATTGGATTTAATCTCTCTTTAATTTTTTAACAGGAGTTTTATCATGAATAAGGAAGAAATCAAAAAAAGAAAAGCCGAGCTTGAAGAAAAGCGTAAGGCTTTGTCTTCAAAAATCGAAAAAGGCGAAATCTCGACCGAAGACGCCGAAAAAGAAATAGCGGAGCTTAAAGCCCGTAAAACCGAACTTGATCAGGAAATCGCCCGAGCAGAAAGCCCGGACACAACCGAGACAAGGACAGCTTTTGACTTTTCGGAAGTAACAAACGCTTTAATCGAAAAGCGAGCTATTACAATCCCGACCGAGTTAGGCGGACAAGCCTTAATCGGTCAAATTGTAGAAGAGATGAAAGCGAAGACACCGCTTTTAAATCTTGTGTCGGTTTACACAGGCACAAACGCAAAGACGACAATTCCGCTCCTTTATCCGGGCTTGGCAGCCCCTGTAGGAGGTAAGGAAGGCACAAAAACTATCACTGAGGATAGCACCGCCAAACTTGATGCCGTTGAAGTCTTGCCGAGGCCATTTATGGCTCTTTTACCTGTCTCAATAGAGACAATCAAATTTAACAAGGTGGGTTTTGCTCAAAAGCTGCCGAGTCTCTTTGCCGAGGCTTTTGCTCAGTGTTATCATAAACAAATCATCTCTGGCCGAGGAGATGCACAAAAAGAATTCGAAGGCTTAAGCTCTTTGACGTTTAAGGCTGATAAAACAATCACAGCAGGAGCAAGCGGCAAGGTTACGGTTATGGATCTTGCGAGTCTCGCTCTGGAGATTGCCGACAAAACCGACTCAGGCTATATAATCTTGAACCCCGCAATTTACTCCAAGATTTTGGCCGACAGTCCCGAAAAAGATTTATCGGCCGTTTACCTTAAAACTTTGATTGAAACAAAATCAATCGAAGGGGTTAAGGTTATTTTAACAAGCCACATGTTAAAAGACAGCGCAGGCGGTAAGGTTGTTGCTATCGCCGGGGATTTGAAAAAATTTGGAATGGGAATAGCCGGAGACATCGACATCACGCCTAAGGCAAAGGTAGGAGACACAAACGTTTACTTTGAAGCCGTTATGCATGCAAACGGTAAACCGATCATAAACGACTTCTACGCCTTAAAAGCTAAAGCTTAAAAAAAAACAAAATAAAAAGCCTTGTCTAAAAAGGCAGGGCTTTTTTATAAAAGATAAAAATTATGGAAAATAAATTCGTAAGCTTAGCCCTTTTTTCCTCTTATTTAAAAGTTGATGATCCTAACTCTTCCGAGCTTTTTAATTTATATTTAAATTCGGCTCAAGGGATTGTAGAAAAATATATCGGGTATTCTTTGGAAGAAAAAATATATACACGAGGAAAAATAGGCGGAGCGACATATATAGAAGCCGAAGCGGTTAACGTTTCGGATCTTAAAATAAACGGGGAAGCAACAGAAATATTAAAGCAAAGTGTAAATATTATTTTAATAAAAAATATCAGCCCCGACCAAATACACACAATCGAATATAAAGCAGGCTTTAAGCCTGATAATATACCGGACATCATAAGGCTTACTATGATGAGAATAGCGGCCCTTATGGTAAGTGAAGAGGGCGGAGACATAGCAATCACTGGTAAGAACTTTGGAGCAGACGGAGGCCGAACCTTTATAGCAACTAGGGATTATTCCAAAATCTTAAAAGAGATTGAAGGCTATAGGATTTTATAAAATGAATATGGAAGTTAAATTTGATTGTGAAGAATTATTAAATAATTTTGAACAATTAGGAAAGAATAAAAAAACTTTACAAAAAAAAATACTAAGAGAAATACTTAGACCTATAAAAAAAATAGTAAAGCAGAATTTCAAGGGTAAAGTTCTAAAAAAGAAAACAGGTATTTTAGCTAAAGAAACAGATATTTTTGTTAAATCTGACGGGAGCTCGGGGTGGCTTGGGACAAAAGAAAAGCGAAGGAGTATTAGAAATGCATGGTGGATTCATGCTGCTAATGAGGACGGATATACAATAAATTCTAAAAGCAAAAAGGGTTTTGTTCAATTTAAAATCGGAGATAAATGGATTAAAAAAAAAGATAGTATTTTTGTTCAGGGAAGGCCTACCGTTATTAACGCATGGAGGGAAAACACGACAGATGAAACAATGATAAACATTGCAGATAAAATATTGCAACAAGAACTAAACAAAATATTGGAGAAAAAATGAGTGCTGATTTTTACGAACTACAAAAAAACATAAAAGATTATATTACAGAAAACTATAAACCTCTTGCCTCCTCGCTTTACAATTTAAGCCCTCTTGATA